CCTCAGTTAGTTCAATGGGGGCAACAAAAGTTACTTCACGTTCTGTCCAATCAGTATACTCATTTAGAGTATTCCCGTCAGTAGTTCCTACACATAAATCATCACCTGTTGGGTCTGCCATATTATATCACCGAGGCTACAACGCAAATCGCAACGACTGGGTTTTCTGCCCCACCCACCTGTGTTGCTGACCACTTATCAAGTCCTGGCCGCTGACCAATACGAATACGCTTCTCAGAAACGTCAATAGGACGTACATTATTCATATACTCACTTGATACCGGCATAGGTCTATCAGCAGGTACTCCTTTATTTATCCCTTTTATAGGAGGAGTAAATTCAATATTAGCCATATTATTTCTTCCTCTTTAATCTACGTAATATAGCATCGGCTGTTTCCCTCTTCTGACCATAGTATGCAATCTTTTTTCCTTTACCCTTACCTTCCTTTAGCCATCGAGCATAACCCATCGCTTTCCTTCCCTCTTTCTTACGATGTACTTGCCACTCCGCTAATAACTTTTTTTTCTTCCTTGTTTTTCTTTTTAATCGCCACGTTTTTATTGGGCCTGTTATTTTAGCCATAATACTACCCCAGCAAATAAATTATATCAATCTTATCTCCACGAAATCCATAAAAATAAAGTTGAGCAAGGTCTGATATGGGAACCCATAATGGCTGTGCCCCAACATCAGGCATTGCAAGCTCAACACCATAAACAGCAGTTGCGGGAGTACCAATACTCATTTTTACTGTAGAATTATTTTTCCTATTTTGTACCCAGCAACCTCGGACAGCAATCGAAACACCATCATTACCCTGACCTTCACCAGCTAATGACAGGGTAACAACATCAACGCCACCAGTTCTGGCACAACGTAACCATCTCATATTATCATATTTAGTGGTCATAATTTTGTTTCAAAATTATAGTAGGGCAAAGCCCTCATAATATTAACCTAATAGATACATAATATCTATAGCTGTAAAATCCTCACCATAAAAATACAATTGGGCTACATCTGATACGGGAACCCACAGTGGTGAAGCACCCTCTGGGTTAGGCCACCCTGCCAAATGAGGATTTCCCAATTCTACACCAAATACCGCTGAGGCTGGTGTACCAATACTCATCTTTATAGTAGGAATAGTTACCTCTCTCTTTTGTACCCAACAGCCTCTACAAGGCAAAGATATTCCAAAATTACCTTGAATTACATTAGGAAAATCAGGGAAGAAACCGATTATTGCCATAGTTACACCATAAGTTCGTGCACATTTTGTCCAATCGGCATTGTCGTATTTGGTAGCCATTTCTTATCCCAAGAGGTACACAATATCAACTATATCTCTTGTATCCCCTTGAAAGTAAAGCTGTGCTACATCTGATATTGGTATATATGTTGGCTGTTGCCCTACGGCTGCTCCAGCCAAATGAGGGCCAACCCCAAGAGCATCTTCCGTAAATATGTACACACCGCTTTTATGCCTTGGCTGTACAAAACAACCCTTGCAGGGCAAGGATACCCCTCCATTCCCATACCCTCTACCAGTTATAGCATCTAAAGTAGCAATGGTCGCACCACCAGTACGGGAGAGTCTAAACCAATTTGTATTGTCATACTTAGTTGACATTTACTCCCTGTACAAACAGTCTATAGTTCTACCATTAGCAGGACAATAAAAATGCAAAGAACTAATATCATCTATTTCCAACATCAATGGGTTGCCCTTATATGTATCACCGTCTACATAAGGAAGTATCATACCAGTAGTAGCAGTACAAGTTTCCCCAATCTTAACTCTCACATCTTTCCTATTCGCCAACAACCATACTCTTTTACAGGGTAGACTTACTCCCGCATTGCCTTGAGCAATAGTGAGGGCAATAGTCATTCGTACAGAGCCGCCAGTATTAGGAGTTCTATCTAAACTCGAATTATAAAATTTTGACATAATTATCTATCTCCTATCTTATGTTGCATCCTTATTAAGATAAATCCAACCCTTATCGCCACTACCAATCCACTCAAGTGAAACATAACTTCTTGCATATCTTAACTTATAATTGTTAGTTCCAGTAGTAACTGTTGCGTTTGCACTAAGAGTACTTGAAGAGGTAATAACAGCGAGGAATCGCTGACCTCTAAACTTACCATCAGGTAAAGTAATTGTAAAAGCAGCGGTAAGACTTGGGATAGTGATTACCCTGTCTACAATAAAATCATCACTTGCACCACCAACCCTTACTGTGTAAGCACTTGTAACAGCTTTCTCTCTCAAAACGTGAGCCTTTCTTCTTGTTTCAAACCAGTTTCCTGCACTTGCCATAATTTTGCTTCCTTAATTTTTTGCGTTAATAAAAATAATTTATGGATATACATTATCCATATCAGGATAAGTAAAGAAACCCCTCGATGGAGGCCATGCCCTATCCTTATCACTATACAAATTACCAATCTTATCCGTTATTGTTACCTTATCAAACTTGATAAGTTTCTGTATCAATTCAGCAGCCTTTCCCGTATGATGGCTGCTTGTCATATCATCCTCCTGATGCTCCGCTACGGCGAGACAACTCTCCAAGATAGCCTCAATAGCACGAATCCCACCTATCACTAAATCTGTAGTTGCTGATAGTTGTACGGGGTCTGCCCTGTAAAATCCAGAAAGGGTTTCAGTCTGACTTGGCGTAGGATGCAACCATATCTCGTATAAAGTACCTATCTCAATATCGTACCTTAATGGGGTAATAGCAAAATATTCAGGGGAACCTGAATTTGCACCACCAGTACGCATATCCAATAATTGTTCTGCACTTCGCTTAACAAGTTGTGGATTAGCAGACAAGGTATCAAAGTATAAGATACTATATAAGTCTGAGAAGTCTATTGGTAAAGCATACTTCCATTGTCCAGATATAGTAGTGAAATCCCAATAAACCTTTAGGAACTCCCATTCGTGAGGTTGCCCAGTTTCCATATCAAGAGGATATAAGAACTGACGAATACCTCGGCGTACCAACTCCTCGCATAAGGTTAGATTAGCACCCGTTGGGGTTGTACCCCTTGCTGTAAGTCCTAAGAAGAAGGATACCTCATCATAGAGATTCTTGTAACTTAATGTTAATCGTGCCATTATAATTCCTTAAAAAGTTAAGGCAGGACTTATTGATATACTTAGCACTCCGAAGATTACCAAGCAGCCTGCCCTAACCGGAGACAGATTTCTTATCTTATCTGTCTATTTAACAATTCCTTATTCTGTCCCCAATAATCTTTAACTTCTTTCACATAATCCTTACACCAATGTGGTTGAAGTACACTACTATATCCTGGCATTGCCTTAACAATATCACTACAAGTAGGGTTAGAATCAAAGTCAAAATCTTTAGTTATCTGCCACCACGTTCCCTTACGTGTAATATTACCTGGTATTGAATCCTCAAACCAACCATGCACTCTAAAGAAGTCCTGTTTGTAAACCACCGAATCCGGTTCCCAAGTATCCATCTTATCCTTGAGTCCATCTAACTTACTTCCAAAGATAATATCGTATATGCAACAAGTCCAGTTCTGCTTCACTAACCCCTCTAACTTATTGTTAAAGGAGAACCATCTTCGTTTGTGTCCCATCTGAAAGGGATGGAATCTCTCCTGTTCCAAGTAGTTAGTATAAAGATTCTTTAGATGCCAAGGTAGGATTAAATCATCAGAGTCCAATATACACCAAATAGGTGTCCTTACCTTTGTAAGAGCATAGTGTATCTGTTGACCGTAGTAATTAAACGGTTTAATATTATGTATCTCAACGTCTGGATGGTCGAAGATTACAGGTGTTGGGTGTACATTAACTAACAGTAGTTTAGCAGGACACTCTTGGAGGAGAAATCCGTAGACCGCCTCCTCCAAAAGTTCCTGACTTCTACCAAAGGTTGTTAGTATAACAGTAATACTACTCATTACCTATCTCTACTGCCTTAAATACACGCCGTATGCACTCTTCATGCACTTCACCACCAAGGGCTTGAACACCCTGTGCTGGATTAGATTCTTGAGCAATTAATTTATCCATTGCTGTTTTCAATAGACCAATCTCATGCTCATCAAGAACAATATCATCACCAGCATCTCTAATTTGCTTTGCTAAATCACAGGCATCACAAATCTCAACCCCACCCTTGAACATCCCTGGCAATCTCAACCATTGATAGAGATTGTCTTTCATAGGATAGGGTATTTCTTCGGTTACTAATTCAATCTGCTTTGTTTCTTCATTTCTCTTGTTAGCTTGAATAGTAATACTGTGATCACTTAAATCAATCTTAAACCGTTTCATATCTGCCTCCTAAAATATTGGGACTGATTTTGGCCAGCCCCTAAGCCATTAAATACTGTTAAGCAATAGTATTTGTAACCAGGAAGTAATAAACTGTTCCACTAATAAGAAATGGAACCCCATGAGTTGAATTCTTTGAAGCTGCGGTAGCCAATCCACAACCCGCATTATTGGCAAAAGAGAAAATACCATCTATGGCATGTCCCCCATCATTACGCATACGGATGTAATTCAGGCAATTAGCATCAGGGTCATCCTCTATCTGTAAGGTTAGTTGAAGAACTGAAAGATTTACCCTATCTCCTGTTGTCCAAGGGTCATCACCAGCCTCATAAATACCAGCCTGAATCGCCGAAATATGACCACTTGTTGCCCCTGCATCGGCCCCACTATCAATATTCATCCAAACTCCCACAGTAGAACAACTACGAATAGTACTACCGTCCTTGTAGGTGCTTTGGAAATAGGCGGCCAAACCATAATCGTATGACTCAGGACTACTACCATCACCTGCTTGGGCTTCTACCCAAAGTGAAGTACAGTTACCTGACCCCTGTAAAAACTTAACAATAATTTTATTTACAGTAGCAGCACCACTATCTTCATCATCAACTTCCAATGCTCCATTATCACCTGTCTGATTAACAAATATACGGGTGTCTAATTTAGCAAGAACCAAACCTGTCGTAGTAGCGGTATCTACTGTTTCCCAAGCTATAGCAACCGGAAGTGCATAATTTTGAGCGGGAGCCGTTAAATGCTGTTCGTTTGTATGGACAGCAAGTATTGTTTTACCAAGTACACAATTCTGGTCATTACGTACCGGAACAACAGCACCATTAGGAACATAAATATCTATTACTCTTGGGCCAGATTTTCCAACCCAACCGCCTCTTGCAACAACACCAGCAAAGGAAGATATGTTGTCAATCTGTACAGTAACATCTGCTTGAGTAGTAACAGCAGCAGCTTCCGCAGCGGTCATATCCAAGGTAATTGTAACACCTAATGCACCAACAGCCGTAATTACATAATTACCATCAGCATTTGCATCACTGGCACTCGCAATACTTACAGCCATACCTACGTGAAAATTAGCAAAGTCAGTTCCATCACCAGTAATAACATTACTACCCGCAACAGAGTCCATAGATGTGATTGAAGCCCGAAAAGGACTCTCTACACACATATATTTACTTGCATTATGAGAACCCTCTGCTACATATTCTGATGCAGTTACCTCACCAGCATCATTAACACTACCACCATACCAATTTCTGGTAGTCTTAAAACTATAACACAGAGGCTCGCCTTCATAAAGAGTATCACTTCCTGTGTAATATACCCTGACTCTATGAGCAACAGGGTTTCCAGCAGTTAAATTATCCATTTTTTACCTTTCTAAAAAGTTATTGGTTGCCCGAGCCTATCCATCGGTTTCCTTTAATTGGGCCTCCTTAGTCAATCCATTTATTATTTATTGTTAAGACGGTGTGCCCGCAGGGTCACAAAGCAAAAATCCACAATACTTAGGCGAACTGTTACACCAAATCTGGTATACCAAGTCCATGTACAGTTCCATAACTGTATGCCTAAGATTAGCAACTTGCTTCGTAATACGGAAATCCCAGTTCCTCAAAATAACTGGATATATAAAGTTATGGTTCAATCCAAGAATAGGATTAGTACCATACACGGCAGTATTGGCCGTATCCAGCGGGGGAGTGTAAACCATAGGTATACGATTGAAACCTGGCGTACCATAATGAGCATCAGGACGATAACCCATATTATCATCAGCTTTAGCATAGAACGCATTGAGGTTTTTGATAACCGTATCATTCGTATACATCGCGTAGTTCACCTTCTCCATCGGTAACTTCTCAGGTATTACCGGAGGTTGGAAATTCAACTTACGAGTGGCCGTATCAAGAATGGTCAGCAAACTATCATCAATGTTATTATCATGGTCACCAAAATAATTGGCCCAATCGGTATAAGTTACCGCATCAATACCGCCCTTGTTGAAGCCAGTACCAGGAGTGCCACCGTCATTGTAACAACCATAATAACCGTTAAACCCACCTGTCTGCCCAGCCGTACCTTGACCTACCCATTGGAATACAGAGTAGGGTCTGTTGGTATCGGCAGCACTGTTTCTGCCATTAATCATAGCATCCAGTACTTCCTCTACCATATCCTTTACGCACGAATTATACTGTTGTTTCCATACATCATAAATCTGTGCAGGGGACTGATTGATGTCCTGCTCAATCAAATTCCACATCATACCGCCGGTGGCCTTCGCCCAACCCAGACGGTATCGCTGATTGATATTATCCTTAATCAGCGTATCTTGTGCCCAGAAACCACTATGCGTAGCATTACCCTCGCTGCTAAGAGTCACGTGACCCTCCAATGCCTTTCCTACAGTTTTGACATTACCTCTGAAAAAGGTATTGTAAAACTGATAGTTAGAATAAGCATAAGTAGCAAGAGGGGGATTCTTTCTACGGATGTCCCATAGAGTCGCATAGGCAATATCAAGATTATCAGCAAACGCAACTTCTGCCATTATTTATCCTTCCTAATTAAAGTCCATATTTTCCTTTTATTCCCAGCTTCCTTGCGGCTTCACGAACAACCTCAGCTTGGCGTTCCTCCTCACTCTCATACGTCTTTACGGTTTCCTTACCTGAACGCTTTGCTGATAGTTTCTTTTCGTGCTTCTTCAAATCCTTTATCATATTACGCTGCACGTCCTTCTCTAAATGTGCTCCTTTGTACCAAGTCAAAGCAATATCCATAGCGTCTTTGACTGGGATTCCACTTTGAATAAACGGAATCGCTTTACCCCACACCTCATTACGAGCAACCATAGCGGGTGACGTAGGCACAAATTGACCCTTCTTAGGGCCAGCAGGGTATTTTAAGAGTTCTTCGGTTTTCCCGAATATCTTAAAATCCTTGTTTGCCTCATCAAACACTTGGTTAACCGTTTGAACAGTAGCCTCCTCTTCCTTGGTATCCCTCTCCTTCTTTGCTTCTCCTATCTGTTTCTTGATTTCTGCGAGTTCCTTCTTTACTATGGCTAACTCTTCATTAGTGGGTTCCTGTTTAGCAGCATCATCGGCAGCTTTGCGGGTTTCACCCGCTTCTTGCTTAGCCTGCTCTTTAGCAGGTTCCGATTCCTTCTGCTCACCTTCCTTACCTAACAATTCTGGTATTAAACTAAGTAATGCAGCATCATCAAGGTCAGTCGCAAATTCTTTAATTTCATCTTCCGTCCAACCTTGTTCTAAACATGCGTTAGTAAACGCGTCTGGTATACCAGTACCCTCTTCTGACTCTTTTTCTTTAGGGTCTGGTTCCCCTAATACTTCTCTTTGTATCTTTGCAACAACCTCTGACCCATCCTCTTCTTTCTCCCCAGAGGAGTTAGGAACATCGTCTACCTTGACCTCTAATTTCTCCTCTTCTTTTTCTTTAACGTCACCCTCCAGCTCCTCAGCGGGTTCAGGGGCTTCTGCGATATAGGAGTTAAATTCTTTGTCACTCATTATTTATCTCCTTTACATAAATCACACTTTTTCTGGGCTGGCGACCTACGATAAAATAATTTACCACAAGTTAAACATCTGTGCAATAAACCATAAGATTCCAGCAACTCATCAATCTGTTTAGTAACTAAATCTTTAATTTGAGTTTCGTGACTTTCCACTTCGGGTTTCTTCTTTTTATTCCTATCATCTGGTGTCTTAGCCCCAGGCCATAATTTATTACACATCCCACACACATTATTCTCATCTAAAGTACCTGACTTAAACCCCTCAGAAAGACATACATTACATTTGTTTTCTTCCATTATCTGTCCCCTTTCAACTGTTTTAGTTCAACCTTTTTTGTTTCGAGTTCCACTTCATTTATCTCAATATCTAAATCCAAAAGCTTATTTCGTTTTTTCGTAGCCTCCAAATACAATTTTTCACATTCTACTTCTTGTGTATTTCCTCTACATTCTAATGTGTCCATCTCTATCTCCTTTAATCTTCTATTGCTAAAACCATATTCTCACTTATTATAATATAACCATCATCCCCTATAACTGGGTAATCCCCCAAGTGCGGGGGTGCAGGAGGAAATATCACAATATCCCCATCATTAATATCTTCCTCTACTTTAGGCCCCACGCTGATAACTTTGCCTCTCAACCAATCATCCTCAACTACATCTGGCATCACAATCTTTCCGAGTTGGTCTTTTGTTAACCTCTTAACTATAATGTTCTTATATGTTGGTTTCATATAACCCTGCCTCCAAAAAATTTTATTGCTTACCCTTAAACTGCTCAACACCAAATTCCTCCATACCACACTGTTTCATCATCCTTAATTTATCCGTTCTATTTTTAATTAGTGGTCTATATGAATGACCAAATTTCTTCCACTCTGCTTGAGGATGTAATTTTATTGCCTCCTTAATTTGTGCTTCTGATACCCCCATTGATACAGAATACCTCGGAGTATCCTTATACCCAAGATTAACAAATTTGGTTTTGACCGGTGAATTATTCATATACCTTATTCTATAATGACCAGACCAGCATTTTGGACATTTTGCCGGAGCATCTTTATAATCTTGTACAAAAGAACACATTTTACATTCAAAACGCTCTACCATTACGCCGACCCCACTATAAGATAATCTATCGTACAAACTTCTGTACCACCCTCGTTCTTTATAAATATATCATCAGTACCATCCGGCTTTATAATCCGACACTCTCCCTCAGCAACAGATTGGGTCTCGGCAAACGCACCTGCATTGGCACAATCTACATCAATAAGAAGGTCATTAGAGGTTGCTTTTATAATAACCAGTTCTACCGTACTTATTCCACAAAGATTCAAAGCCTCAGCAGTATTAGTGGCCGCTTGAATTTGTCTATTAAGAACTGCCTTTATAATTGTTCCCGTTACTGCAAATTTCTCAAGAAACTGCAAACCTTCACCTAACCCTGTTACTTCCGCTATAACCGAAACCGTACATTCTGCTGCCATTTATCTAACCTTCCTTATCATTTTTTTGGGAATTAACAACTTGCCCATAATATCATTTTTAACTGTTTTACCTTTAGTGTGTGACACCGTAACAAAATCACTATTTTGACTTATAAACCAAGCAGATGTGTAGCAATAAACTTCATCAGGTATTGTACAGACATCCTTGAAAGATTTCCAACCTGCTTCTTCTAAAGCATCAAGCCACTCAATATAAATTTTATCACCAAACTTCTTGTTTACTTTCAAGGTCGTTTATCCCTTATTGATGTTTCTTCTTCCGCTTTAAGTGCGTACCTGTTATTGTTTTCTTTTGTTGAGAAGCATAAAAAACATCTTCACCTTTTTCTTTACCATACTGCTCTTTCATTGCTTTCTTTATCTTACGCCCCTTGCGAGTCAACGGCATTATTCAATCCTTTCCAACGCTCTAATTGCATCGTACTTCTGCAATGATAATTCAATAACCTCTGACCGTACAAAATAATTCATACCCTCTTGTCCTGGATAATGCCAAGAACAAATACCCAGAATATTTCCCCATTTATCAAATAAAGGACAACCAGAGTTTCCACCATTAATTGCCGTATCTGTAGTAATCATATCCTTGGTATTACTATAACTATCTGGGGCATTAGTAGCAGAAATAATACCTTTAACTAATATAGGAAATACGCCAAGTGGATTACCAAAAGCCCAAACTGTTTCACCAAGTTTAGCATCATCAAAAGACAACCTACTTTCAACATCGTTAGTATCAACATCAATAAACCCAATATCTGCATCTGTCTCTAAATACCAAGACTTTGCTTTATATTCTTTACCATCAATAGTAAAAATGTTGGCATCAGATATACCATCAACAATATGACCAGCAGTAAGTATCAAGTTATCCCTAATGAATACTCCTGAACCCTGCCACCCAGACTGAGGATAACCATACCTATCATACCACCCACCGTATGCAACCTCACATTTAATTTGAACTACATTATCCAGAGGTAATGATTGGTTATAACCCAACCATAAAACGTGACATAACGCTATAAATATCAATAATAGTGCTACAACCCTTACGTTTTTTCTCGTAATCACTTTGTTTGTCCTCCTGTGGTTCGCTTCTGTTGTTGCTGCATATTAGCAGTTCTCGAAGATTCAGAGCTGCCGAAGGTATCATTGCTCTGCCCAGGTGACTTCTTACTCCCTACATTTGGGCCTTTAGGCCTCTGCTCTTGTCCCATCGGTTGCATTATATATCCTACACCATCAAGTTCGTGCGGTATTGCTGTTCTATAAAATTGGTTAAAGTTCTCAAAGCCCATATAATCACTGAGGATTCTTGTAACCAAAGGTACATCCAACTCTGCCCCCTGCTGTGCAGCAAACTGATATGTCGGTAATACCCACTGAGTCATAAAACCCATTAGTTCCTGAGCCAGTACTTTCGGCGAAGTCCTTTGTGTGGAATATGGTCTAATACTAAACACAAAAGAATAAAAATCTTCAACCCTGTCAGCAGAAGAAAAGACTTTAGGTAAATCCCCTACACCTGGTATTTGGTGTATTAACGGTATATACTCAGAAGGGTCTTGTAATACTTTATAGGCCAACTTATTTACAATGCTCGTCATAAACCCTTGAAAACGAGTATTCATATTATTTACGATACGAGAGGCATTTTGAAATACCATCTGTTCTTGACCAAGGGTAGGAGATTGTGACCCCCTACCTGCAAGAACATCTGAACTGGCTCCTGTCTTAGTAAATGACTGTTCAGCAAACATCATCCAATTGTAGTTATCTGGATTAACCCCGCCGAATGAAAGTTTATTAACATTCTCATTAGGGTTATCAACTTCTAAAACATCAAGATTTTTAGCAGTTATAATCTTTTTACCAAATTCTCTACCTTGTGGAGTAACAGCAATTATATCCTTTTGGCTCTCAGCCTGCTCCCTTGCAGTCTTGGCAAGTATGTTCATCGTAACATCCAGGTCGTGCCACGCCCACGCAGGCGGGATTGGGTACGTGGTACCTGGGAAGAACTTATATCCCAAGAAGTCATAAGGGGAGCCCCCAGGCCCATCCTCCTCAATAGTATGAAGAATCTTAGCCGTCTTACCATATGGCATTATAGTGATAGTGACACCCTCATCATACAAATACAAATCTATAAAAGAAGTATACTCTCTTAAAGACAACCTGTTTAAGTCCCACTCACCATTTGAAATCTTCTCTGGGTGATAGTCACTTGTCAACTTACAATCAGAAGATATATCATCTGCAGACTTATGGTATAAATCCTTAGCATAATCGGTAGGTAACTTATAAATATCCCCTTCAAGAATGAAATCATCCCTTGTTTTAGCCGCAACGTCTCCAATATAATCTGCATCATCAATAACCCGTATTACTTGTTTCCCATATCTTATAACATTATCATCAAGATTTATAACTCTATCATACTCAGTAAAGGTTCTCGTAATACCCGCACCAAACATTGAGTTTATAGCCGCTGGTATCAAAACCTTTTCTGCAAAATTCATTTTATCAAGAATAAAGTTTAGGGCTAACTGAGTAGTAAATGCCCAGGGTCGGCAATTTGCTATCTTTGTCTCGACCAGAATCTTAGGATTCCCTTCTACAAGATAAGGTACGATAGTGAACACCCCTCTATCTATGAGATTTATAAGGTGCTCCCGTCCGTACCCGCCATCGAAGAAGCCAGATGCCCAAAGAGCAAGAAGTTTCTGTCGCTTCTTGAGCGGTTCTTCCTGTCGCTTCTGCCACGCCCTTACAAGTTTTTGGCATCGCACTTCAAACTTTCTATCTTCTCCGATACCGTTTGTCTCAAGATACTTTTTCGTCTTGGCCATT